TCGTCTGGAGCCTTATTTCCCTCTTGTCCATAACGGGTACCCTCTTGGTATTCCGGTGGATAGTGAGGAGCTCCAAATGGTATCGATCATTCCAGAGGCCCTGGAACTACCCGTTAGGGTGGTCTCAGTACCTAAAACACTCAAAAGCCCGAGAATCATCGCAATAGAGCCGTGCTGTTTACAATATACTCAGCATGGAATTCAAGACGCCCTATGTAGGGCTATTGAATCTAACTGGCTGACGGCTGGTCATGTAAATTTTCGTGACCAGTCTATCAATCAGAAGCTCGCGATGTCGTCGTCGAAAACGGGTCGATTAGCAACGATTGACCTTTCTGATGCAAGTGACCGGGTTCCCCATGATCTTGCAATGGAGATGTTCCGATCAAATCCTGATCTTCAGGCCGCGATTGAAGCATGTCGTTCGACGCACGCACAACTTCCAAATGGTACAGTTCTTGGACCATTGAAGAAGTTTGCGTCTATGGGTTCTGCTCTATGTTTTCCAGTGGAGGCCATGTATTTCTACACTATATGTGTAGTGGCCATATTGGAACAACACAATCTTCCTGTGACACCCCAGACGTGTTTTAAAGCGTCAAGAGGTGTCCACGTCTATGGGGATGATATAATTGTCCCCACTACGTATGCGGTTTCTGTTCTTGATTACCTGCGAAAATACAATTGCAAGGTAAACACCGATAAGACCTTCTTAACTGGAAAGTTTAGAGAGTCATGCGGTGAAGATTGCTATGGCGGTAAGTCAGTAACACCGACTTACGTCAATCAGCAACCACCTAAGAACAGGCGACAGGCTAAGCAACTAATTTCTTGGACAGCCTCCGCTAATTCCTTCTACCTGAAGGGTTATTGGAGAACTGCCTCGTTCATGTTTAAAACCATTGAACGAATACTAGGGCCTTTGCCCTATGTATCAGACCGTAGCTCAGCCTTGGGCCGTATCTCATACTTGGGTTACAAATCCGCCTCACGGTGGAATTGTAAACTCCAGCGCCACGAAATATTGGCCTGGGTACCAAGTCCAGTGGATCGCGCTGATTCTCTGGAAGGATACGGTGCTTTGATGAAATGCCTCCTCGCTCTTGAGGCCCGGGACGAAAAATCCGGACCTCTCGAAGTGACGAAGCAGCATCTTAGCAAATCTGCACTGCACGGCGCAGTAACACTTAAACGCCGTTGGGTCCCAACCCTCATTTAGGTTGGATCGGTGGGTTATTAACCCATCAGGGGATTCAAAAGTCCAC